CACCAGGACACAAAAAAACACCGCATGATTTCTCACATTGGATGCGAGGACATGTGCGGTGCCATGTACCAATGGTTAAAAACTTCATCAGGTAGTAGTGAATACATTTTGGCCGGTGGCTATTGGATTAATGCTTCGGATTGCGGTTCGCGCTCTCGTTTTGCGTATCGCTATCGCTGGATTACGTTTTCGAATATCGGCAGTCGGGGTGCGGCTCGGAGTCGAAATTCGAATTAAAAACAAGAATTATGTTAGCTACGGATATAATTGAAGCGAATAAATTGAAAGTATCTGAGGCCAAAAGGTCAAAGAAAAACTATTCCGTCACATTTTCACACGTGCAAAATGGGAACCTTTTAAAAACAACATCAGATATGGAAAAACAGGAAAATTCAACAGAAAATGCCGCTGCAAAATCAGGCAGTGAAGAAAAAGTAACACTGAGCAATCTCTTCCCGGGAAGTTATTTCAGGGATTCGAGATGGGCCATCAAGGGAGTGACCGAAAAATCAGATCGTCATATCCTTGTAACTCCAAACATGCTTTCATGCACCATCAGCCCCGGACTGATCGTATGGTTGGATGGATCTCGGGAGTTGGATCTGAATAACCCGGGAACATACGACCGTACATCAGTCACCGACTGGAGCCTGGCTGACAACAGGGCGGGAAAACAATTTTACATTTTCGCGTATGATGATCTGATCGGTACGATCAAACTGGTAGTGTCGGATAATGCCATCATGCCAAAGAGTGACGGAGAATCAAACATCTACTGCCATGAGAATACCCGCCGGATCGCTTCATTCCATTGCCTGTGTGAATCAGTTGGTGAGATTGAAGGACATCCGCTTTCAGGATTTGAAACAGGTGACATTCTGCCCCAGAGTGTTTCGGACCTTCTGTTTCAGCCTGACTGCGTTGACATCTCAGGTATGGTGTATGATCCCAAAGGCAGGATATGGGTTGACATCTACCTGGCATCAGGAATCGGAGCCTTAACCGCTTCAGTGTTCAACGGTGAAATTTCAGATGACAGAACATGGATGGACTTTGTAGATGATTTCGGAACCGTTGGGAAAATGATGCTCACTGAAGATCAGTTCCAGCTTGCCGCAAATGGATCAAACGAAGGGACGAACATTAAAGGATCGAAAGATCCCGTGACAACCGGTGGGCACCAGGACACAAAAAAACACCGCATGATTTCTCACATTGGATGCGAGGACATGTGCGGTGCCATGTACCAATGGTTAAAAACTTCATCAGGTAGTAGTGAATACATTTTGGCCGGTGGCTATTGGAGTAGTGCTTCGTATTGCGGTTCGCGCTTTCGTGCTGCGACTTACTGTCGCTGGTATGCGTATTCGAGTCTCGGCGGTCGGGGTGCAGCTCGGAGTCGAAATTCGAATTAAAAACAAGAATTATGTTAGCTACAGATATAATTGAAGCGAATAAATTGAAAGTATCTGAGGCCAAAAGGTCAAAGAAAAACTATTCCATAACCGAAAACCAGAATAAACTAATTATCAGGCTAAGAAAGAAAGATATCAAAACCAGATACAAACAATTAAATGACTGTAAACTAATTATTTCTGAAATACTATCCATTAAGGATGAATCAGAAAGTTTGAAGTTGATATCAAATTCATTCGATTCGCCAAATATCCTTACAGCAATATCCACCATTAAGAAAATTCATAGAGTGTATATTTCAACCTGGGCCATAACTGAATATGGAATTTTACAAATGAAAAAACTGTCTGACCAGGGAATTGAAATATACGCTCTCATGGATGATACTCACTCATACAAGTGGTTATTCCAAAGTGGAGCAGCCGAAATACTAAAGAACGTGAAATTTCAATTTACCGCAAATCACTCAAAATTCATTCTTATTGAATTGGCTGGAGAATTGCCATTTGTCATTTCTGGTTCAATGAACATGTCAAATAATCCCAGGTATGAAAATATTGAGATTTCCCGTAACCGCGATGAATTTGATTTTTACCGTTCATTCATCATGAATATTTTCAACGATGAATTTACTTCTCAAAAATCACTTCTATGAAAAAACTAAGCCCGGAAAAAGAGGCATTTTTACGCCTCTATGAACTAAACAAATTTTGCATACAATCGACTTTCGCGGCTTATGAACGAAGTAATAAAACATTCAACAAATACACGTTTTATCAGTGGAAACGAAGTGATGAGGAATTTGCATTTCGATTACAACTGATTGAAGACTACCTTCTGGATATCGCTGAACAGCAGCATAAACTTCTACGCGATGGAATTCCCATCAATGACGAAAAAGGAAATCTCATCGGATGGCAAGAAAAACCAGATCGGGCCGCTATCGAATATTATATCAATCGTAAAAAGTTAGAAAAAATTAACCAACAACAAATAGAGTTATAATGGCCGGCCGCAAACCATTACCGGATAAGCTTAAAGTTATTCGAGGCACAAATCAGCGATGCCGGATGAGCAAGAATTCAATGGAAGTAGAACAGGTTACCAAAATACCTCCTGCTCCTACCTGGATGTCAAAAACAGGAAGGAAAATTTACAAGGACACTGCATCCGAACTGGCAAAAGCCGGATTACTCCAAAAAATAGGGTTATCCATCCTTCTAAGCTACTGCAACATGATGTCCCGCCACATTGAAGCAGAGTTAAAAATTAAAGAAACTAAAGCTGTGATCCCCGTAAGGGATGATAAAGGAAATGTACGCGGAATAGCAGTTAGCCCCTGGCACCGAATCAGCATTGACGCCCTGAATGCAGCCCGAAGCATTGCCGCAGAGTATGGCATGACCCCATCTTCACAAAGCAGAATTATTGCTCCGTTTCTGGGCAAGGAAAAAAATGAAAACGATCAATTCTTTGATTGATGACTAACAAACCTCTGTTATATTACTACGATAATAGTGCCGCAAACCGGGCCGTTAACTTCATTGAGAAATTTATTATTCATGTCAAAGGCGAACTATCAGAGAAACCGTTTATCCTGGAGAAATGGCAATCCGATGAAATTATAAAGCCTCTATTTGGATGGAAGCGACGCCGGGATAAACTCAGACAGTATAGGACATGCTACATTGAGATACCCCGTAAGAATGGAAAATCAAATCTTTGTGCTGCTATTGGCCTGTACCTGCTTTTCTCGGATGGCGAACCAGGGGCAGAGATTTATTCAGCAGCCGGGGACCGTTCACAGGCCGGGATCGTGTTCGAAGTGGCAAAGCGAATGGTGCTCCAGAGTGAGGAACTTTCCAAACGGGGCAAGCCTTTTCGTAATTCCATCGTCTGCGAAAAGACAAATTCATTTTATCATGCCATCAGTGCAGATGCTGATACGAAACATGGCTTCAATGCTCATGGAATCCTCTTTGATGAATTACACACTCAGCCAGATCGCGACCTATGGGACGTGCTCACAACCTCCATCGGGTCCCGGCGGCAACCTCTGATCATCGCAATAACGACCGCAGGATGGGATAAAAATTCAATCTGCTGGGAGATCCATGAATATGCCCGTAAAGTAAAGGCCGGAATCCTGGAAGATGATACCTTTTTACCAGTGATGTATGGAGCGGATGCCAATGACGATATCTTCAACGAAGAGACATGGAGAAAGGCAAATCCCGGGTATGGAAGCATCGTAAAGGTTGACTACATCAGAAATGAAGCGGAAAAGGCTGCAAAGTTGCCCGATTATGAGAATACCTTTCGCCGTTTGCACCTCAACCAGTGGACTTCACAGGAAAGTAAATGGATCAACGATGAATCCTGGATGAAATGTAACCTGGGAAACCTGCCTGATCTCACCTCAAGGGAGTGTTACGGCGGATTGGACCTTGCCTCAACCCGTGATATCAACGCTTTCGTGCTTATTTTTCACAACGGTGACGGCACTTTTGAGGTAATGCCGTTCTTTTTTATCCCTACACTGAACGCCAAAGAGCGTGTGAGAAAGGATGGTGTCAACTATGATCAATGGATCAGGGCCGGGCTCATCATCGAAACACCAGGAGACGTGACCGATTATGGCTACATCCGCGCGAAAATCAATGAACTCAGCAATTCATTCCATATAAACAGCATTTCATTCGACCGCTGGAATAGTTCACAACTGGTGATCAATCTCACGGACGATGGATTTACGATGTCTCCTTTTGGGCAGGGCTTTGGATCCATGAGTTCACCCACGAAGGAGCTGGAAAAAATGGTCCTGGCCCGACAAATAAACCATGCAGGAAATTCGGTGTTACGATGGATGTGCTCCAATGTGATGATCCAGCAGGATGCAGCTGGCAACATCAAAATCAACAAAGCAAAGTCATCAGAGAAAGTTGATGGAATGGTTGCCCTGGTGATGGCCCTGGGAGAATACATGACACACAACAAAAATGAACGCTCGATCTATGAGGACCGGGGCGTTGTATCGATATGAAAACAAAAAAGACAAAAATACTGATCCTGATCCCGCTCTGGAAACGCCCCGAAGTGTTTCAGATTTGCGCCCAGAACCTTGATTTCTTCATCCAGCATCCAAAGCTACGTATGGCATGGGACGTGACAGTACTCTGCATTATATCACCCGAAGATCCAGACATCACGGCGCTGAATAATTACTGCACCTGGTATAATTTCAAAACCTGCTATTACCGTAATTATCCAACAGGCGAAAAAATCAACGCCGGAATCAACTTTGCCCTGGATAAAGAAATTCCCTTCGACTACCTGATGAATTTTGGCAGTGATGACTTGATTCATGCAAATATTGTGGACTTGTATAAGCCGTTAATTCAGAAAGACATCAAGTTTTTCGGCATCAATAACCTGTATTTCCATGAACTAAACACAAAGAAAACGTTTCATTTTCACACTTACAATGATCTGAAATCGATCGGAGCCGGCCGGTTCATCCATCGCAGTATGCTTGAGCAGTTCAGGTTAAAAAAGGTAGAGCTATATACCTGGGATATCTGCATGGGTATGGATTCAAATAGCGCTTACAACATACTGAACTACCTGGCCGTTACCGATGTTGTTGTTGATGCCGGTAAATTTCCTTACATCGTTGACATTAAGACGAACACAAACATCAATCATATCACAGCCATTGAATCGCGCGCTGAACTCATAAATTATGTAGACAATGACTATTTAAAAACGTACTTCTTTATTTAATCGCTATTATGGAAAAAACAACAAATTATGATCGGTTCAAAACAGTTACTGCAAACAGGGAACTGAATGAACGACACCTGAAAACTCTGATGGCATCGATCGGGGAAAACAACCTGCTTCACCTCAACCCGATCGTGGTCAATGAGAAAAATGAGATCATTGACGGACAGCATCGGCTTGAATCTGCCAGGCGCCTGGGCGTTCCCATATTCTTTATCATCGGAAATGTCAACAAATCTGACATATCAACTCTGAACCGCGTTCAAAAGAAGTGGACGTCGATGGATTATGTGAACTTTTATACCATTGAAAAGCGGCCAGGATTCCATTTACTGTCGAAATTTTTGTTCGAACACCCAAATCTTGGTCTAAGTACAGTCCTATGCCTTATATCAGACACCGGAAATAGGGAAATCGATAACATCCGCAGCGGATCTGTAAATGTTCTGAACTATGATCAGGCTTGCAAAATTGCCCATGCCATTGATGAACTGTCAAAACATTACGATTTTATCAACGAACGCTCCTTTGTGATCGCGCTCCGCCGATTCTGGGACCATCCCGAATTTGATTTCAGTCACCTGAAAAGGAAATTGGAAGAGGGCCTGAGCCGGCGCTTTGTGAAATGCTACACCATCGCAGAATACATCGACATGATCCAGGAGATCTACAACACCCATATGCACTCGAAAAATCATCTGAATATAAAAAAGTAAGATGAACAGCGAATTAATAAAACTATGAACGAAAAACGAAATAACCAATGAAACCAATAGAATTTAAAGGATCAAATGTAGTATTTGCGAAAGATCAGCCGCAGTATTTGACATTACCGGCATACTTAGATCCTGGACCGGAAGGAACAGTAATAAGCTGCTGGCAGCTTACACTTAAAGAAAGAATCAAAATTCTTTTTACTGGTAAACTATGGCTATCACATTTGACGTTTGGGAAGCCCCTGCAACCACAATTTATATCAGTCAATAAATGGGATACGTTTGATAAGGCTGCATATAATAAGTTGTTAAAGGAACAGAAAGGAGAATGAAATGACAGCTTCCGATCTATGGAAATTAAAATTTGGAGAATATCCTAAAACGGATGCAGATAAACTCGCAGTTGTTATGATGAGAGAGTATGCTGAACAGCAAATTGAATCATTTATCGATTGGTATAGGCTCAATAGTTTGGAAGTTTCAATCCCGCAAAATGAAATGATGAACCCTGAAACAATGGAATTTAAATAGGATGCTCCTGTTGAGATCCCGCTGACTTGTGCTGTTGCATATCATTCGGATATCTGTATCGGGCTGAACGAATCCTATTTCAAGGCTGCAAACATGGCCGATATATTCCTGGCAATCTATTGCAAGCATAGGCAGATCCCGATCATGGTAAAAAAGCGGCCGGCCAACTGGTTGAAAAACCTGAT